AGGGCCTTATAGCTCATCTACAAAAAGCAATAAAAGATGAAGAAAGAAAAGACCCTGAAAACAATAAATTTGTTAACGATTTAGAGGTATTGCCTGTGGATCTTTCAAAAAAATAAATGATATGGTATCATAGCGTATGCCATTAACAAATGTAAAAATACAACCAGGCTTTGATAAACAATTAACACCTACAGGTGCTGCAGGAAGATGGACTGATGGGGATTTTGTTAGATTTAGATACGGTCTTCCTGAAAAAATAGGGGGCTGGGAAGAAATCTTAAATAGCACTCTAATAGGAGCAGTTAGAGAACAACTCGTTTGGGCAGATTTAGATGGTAGAAAATATGTGGCTTTAGGAACGAGTAAAGTTTTAGTTATTTATTATGGAGGAGCATTCTATGATATTACTCCTTTAGAAAGCGCTATTACAGGTGCAACTTTTGATGCTACTCTTAATGACCCTGTAGTTACTGTCAATAAAGTAGCACATGGATTAGAAGCAGGAGATCTATTTACATTCACTTCTGTTACAGTCCCAACAGGCTCAGGGTATACTACAGGAGCTTTTGAAGATCAAACTTTTGAAGTAATTACTGTACCTACAGTTGACACTTTTACAGTTACAATGGCTACCAATTCTGCTGGTAATACTTCAGGTACAGGATCTGCTGTTATAAATCCTTACATTACCGTAGGTCCTTTAAATCAATCTTTTGGTTATGGTTTTGGAACATCTGGATGGGGAGGATCAACAGGAATTTTAGGAACTTTAAATGGTGCTTTATTAAACGATACTGCGGGTACGGGTGGTGTAGGTACTTCTATAACTTTGGCTTCTACTACAGGATTTCCTACAAGTGGAGTTATAAGAGTTGGCACCGAATTAATTTCATACACAGGAATTTCAGGTAACGATTTAACTACTATTACTAGAGGAGTTAATGGATCTTCAAAAGATGCACATAGCAGTGGTGCTGCCGTAGAATTTTTTATAGCATGGGGGGAAGCTTCTACGAGTTCAACTGTATTAATAGAACCTGCATCTTGGTCTTTAGATCATTTTGGAGAAACCTTAATTGCAACCGTTAAAAATGGAAAAACTTATGAATGGGCTCCTCTTGCATCTTCAGGAGCAGCATTAACTACTCGAGCAACTGCAGTGAGTGGTGCACCAACTAGATCAGTAATGTCTATTGTTTCTGAAAGAGATAGACATTTACTTATTTTGGGAACAGAAACAACTATAGGAAGCACGGGTTCACAAGATAAAATGTTTATTAGATTTTCAGATCAAGAAGATATTAATGATTATTCCCCTACTTCTGTTAATACTGCAGGAACCTTTAGATTAGATTCAGGGGTTACAATTGTAGGAGCAGCAAAAGCTAAAGATTATATATTAATTGTAACTGATACTTCTGCGTATGTTATACAGTTTGTAGGACCTCCTTTTACATTTTCTATTAGACAAGTAGGATCTAGTTGTGGATTGATTGGTCAACATGCTATTAAATATGTTAATGGTGCTGTGTGGTGGATGGGACAAGCAGGAGGATTTTTTGTTTATGATGGTACAGTCAAAGCACTTCCATGTTTAGTAGAAGATTTTGTATTTACCGATAAGGGTGATAATTTAGGAATAAATTATAATAGTGGTGAACAAATTTATGCCGGTTTGAATCATTTATATGGAGAAATAAATTGGTTTTATCCTAAATCAGGTTCAACCCAAATAGATAGAATAGTAACTTATAATTATGAAGAAAATGTATGGACAACAGGCTCCTTAGACAGAACAACTTGGGTTGATGCAACTTTATTTCCTAATCCATACGCCACTAAATTTAACTCTACAAATACTCCTACATTTCCTACAATACAAGGTGTAACCAATACCAATGGAGCGAGTACATATTTTGCTCACGAAGTAGGAAATAATGAAGTAAATTCAGCGGGTACTAAAACAGCAATTCCAGCATTTATTCAATCTGGAGACTTTGATTTATCAGATGGACAAATTTTTATGAGTATAAGAAGATTTATACCTGATTTTAAATTACTTACAGGAGATGCACAAATTACAATAAACCTTAGAGACTATCCCTCTGACACTAAAACATCCTCGCCTCTCGGACCTTTTACAGTAAATAGTTCTACTGAAAAAGTTGATACACGAGCTCGATCAAGAGGAGCTAGTTTAAAAATAGCTAATACATCAACCGATCAAAATTGGAGATTTGGTACTTTTAGAGCAGATGTTCAACCCGATGGAATGAGATAATGGCAAAAATAAACATTCAAATACCCGAACCTAGAAATGAATACGATGTAGGTAATCAAAGACAAATACTAGAATCATTAAATACTTTAAAAAATCAACTTAATTTTTCTTTTCAATTTGACTTGAAAAACGAACAAGATTCGTTTAATTGGTTTATATCATGACAATACAATATAAAAATGCTGGAATAAATTTAACTACTACAAATACTGTAGATATTCTTACCTCGCCAGCTTCAGCGAGATGTTTAATTAAACAAATACAACTAAGTAATGGATCAGCAGTAGGAGCCCTTGCAGTAGTTACGCAAGTTACCGATTCCTCTGCTTCTACAACCTATAGAATTAGCAATCAAAGTATAGCAGCTTCAGCTACTACAGATATAATTACTAAAACTTTAGTCTTAGAAGAAAGTGATGTATTAAAAATGACATGTAGCACTAAAGATGAAATTCAAGGAATTGTTTCTTATGCTCAAATAGATAGATCGCAGGAAAACGGTTAATGATACAAATACATAATTTTTTAAGTAAAGATCTTTGTGATTTTTTAATTAAATATTTTCACAGACATAAAAAAAACGCTTCTTCTTTTTCCCACGGAAGTATACTTGATGTAATAGATCCAAAAAATAATGAACTAACTATTCAAAATTTAAGAAATGTTTACAAAAAAATATATCCTTTAAAGCAACTGACTAAGATGGAATTACTCTCTTGGAAGGTAGGGGAGTCGCAGGATTGGCATAATGATACCGTAAATTATGATCAGACAACTATTACATATTTAAATGATGGTTTTCAAGGAGGAAGAACTGAGGTAGGTCGTCCACCCGATGGTTATAAGGTAGAACCACATGTAGGTAAGATTATATTATTTCCCTCTTCTGTTGAACATAAAGTTACCGAATTAATTATGGGAGAAAGATATGTAATTATGGCTTGGTACAAAGATGGCTAGGATAAAATTTTTAAATTTTACCCCTCGTGATAAACCAAGGAAACGTCCTGGGAGGCATAAAAAAAGACTTAACAAACATGAAAAAAGAAGTTATAAGAAATATAATCAACAAGGAAGAAAATAATTATGAGTGATGTAATAAAAATACCAGCAGAAGCTGTAGAAATAGTTAAGAATAAAAGAACAGGTAAAGTCTATAAAGACAAAGCCGAGTTTGATGCTGATGTAGCTAACCCAAATACGGATACTAAAGATGAGGATTTCAGACAAGATTTACAAATAACAGTTGCAAAGTTAACTTTATTTGGTAAAACAAAAGACTGATGAATCCACGAGGCGGTACCGAATTACAAATGGAAATGCTCCAAAAGCATTGTCCTAAAAAATTATTAGATCAAGTACAAATTTGTACTTCTATTCCTGGGAAAGTTCCCCTCGATCCTACTAAATTAAATATTTTGTGGCAAAAGAATTCTTATGATCAATCTAACTTACAAGAATTTTTTTCTAATCCCACAAGACATAAAGAATATGATTGGTATGTATTTAATTCTCATTGGAATTATGAAAAGTTTAGATATTTTTTTAACATTCCAGAAGATAGATCTATAGTTATTAAAAACGGTTGCACTAATTTTCCTAAAAGAAAAATTTATAAAAAAGGAGATCCTATAAAGATTCTTCATCATTGTACTCCATGGAGAGGATTAAATATTTTATTACTTGCTATGCAACATTTAAAAGACACTAATATTACTTTAGATGTATATAGTTCTAGTCAAGTGTATGGAGATGCCTTTAAAAATGCAAATGATAAACAATTCCAACCTCTATATGAACAAGCTAAACAATTACCTAATGTAAATTATATTGGTTATAAACCTCATGAATATATACTAGAACACATTACTGATTATGACATGTTCGTTTATCCAAGTATATTTGAAGAAACTTTTTGTATATCAGCTCTAGAAGCTTTATCAGCAGGACTTCATGTAATTACCAATAATTTAGGAGCTTTATATGAAACTTGTGCGGAATGGCCTGTTTATATTAACTACACTCAAAACTATGAGATTATGAGTCAAGCAACAGCTGAAGCCATTAAAGTAGCCTCTAGTTATTTGCATGAAGATTATATTCAAGAACATTTAGAAGAACAAACCAAATTCTATAAAAGATTTTACAATTGGAATAAAAAAGGGATGGAATGGGAAAGTTTTTTATCAGGAGCCTTAAGTGCCAAATTACATAAAGCCTAGACCTACAATCGCACCCTATTCAAAAGCCATTCACCCTATGTGGAAAAATGCTAAATTAGAATTAGAGGTTGCTCCTTATTCTATCTTTGTAGCCACTCCTGTTCATAGTGATGTATCTATTCACTATACTCAATCTTTATTAGAGTTTCAAAAAGCATGTTTAAGAAAAAAAGTAAAAGTACAGTTTCAGCTCATAAAATCTTCATTAGTTACACAAGGAAGAAATTTATGTGTAGGGGCATTTCTAGAATCAAAAATGTCTCATTTGTTATTTATAGATTCTGATATTGATTTTCATGACTCTTCTATCTTTAAAATGATTGACGCAAATAAAGATATAATATCAATTCCTTACCCTTTAAAAACTATGATGTGGGAAAAAGGTTTTGAAAAATTTCAAAGAGGGGAAATAAAAAATGCTAAAGATTTAAGTTTAGGTTTAAATTCTTATCCTATGAAAGTAAAGGATAATGGGGATATAAAGGTAGATAATGGAATTATTGAAGTAACTCATAGCCCTACGGGATGTATGTTAATTAAAAGAGAAGTTTTTACAAAATTGATTAAAGCCTATCCTGATAAAGGTATAGTTCAAAAAACTATTATTAATGGGAAATTGGAGGATAGACCTCATATGTGGAATTTTTTTGATTGTTTACATGATCCAGAAAGTAAGACTTATTTAGGAGAAGACTTTGCTTTTTGCAAATTATGGAAAGATATAGGTGGTCAATGTTATGCCTATATTCTTGATCCCATTACTCATGTAGGAGAACATTCATATACAGGCCGATTTGCTGATGAGTTGATACTAAATAAATAAAATGGTAATATTATCTATAATTAATAAAAGAGATTATGGATCCATTTACAATAGCATTAGCCACATTTGGCGTACAGAAACTTAGAGGAAAATCAACAAAAAGAGCATTAAGAGATGCAGCTATCCTAGGAGGAGGTGCCTATGGTTTAGGTCAATTAGGAGGTATTCAGGCATTTCAAGGTGCACCTTTATCTAGTTTAGGTTTGGGAACAGCAGGAACATCAGCAGGAGCCGCTGGTCTTCAAGCTACTACAGGAACAGTTGCAGCTAGCTCTCCATTTGCTACGGCAGGAGCATCAAGTATGCCAGGTTATATTGCTCCACAACAAAGTGGTCTAGGATCATTACTTACAAAATTTAAAGAAACTAGTCCAGGAACTAAAATAGCTATGGGTGCAGCATTACTTCCTTTACTAGAAGGCGAAGAAGAACCTGTTAAACCACCATTTAGTGAAGAAGATTATACAAAAGCTTATAAAGAACAAGCAGCAAAATTAGAAGGAGCATTTCAGCCTACAGAAAATGCAGTTCCTACAATGGAAGAAGTATGGGGTGCTGATATGTTTTATGCAAACGAAGGGGGATTAGCAGAAGTAGTAAAAAAATTTAATACAGGAGGTGTAAATTATTTACCTTCTAAAATAGACCATGACGAAAATGATTATAATAATTATGTAAAAGCTGATGGGTATGTAGAAGACGGTACTGGAAATGGACATAAAGATAAAGATACAATGTTAGCACAATTAGCTGACGGGGAATTTGTATCACGAGCAGATGCAGTATTAC